TGCATCGCCGTTCTTGCCGGCTTGAAGATGCGCGCGGTCATCATTCAGTCCTCTGACAACACACAAGAAAATTGGTCGGGGCGACATGATTCGAACACGCGACCCTCTGCTCCCAAAGCAGATAAATTCGCGCTAAGGTATTGTCAACGCGACACAAGTTATTTGCACCGGCTGCGGAACGTCTTGAGACTCTTTCGAGAACCTGCAAACACTACCACCCATGAGAAACGAACCTAAGCGCCCCTGGAAAGTCAGCGAAGCAGCCGAGTGCTTCATCGTTGAAGACGCTCACGGGATATACCGTATCGCCTATCTCTATTTCGAGGATGAGAACCCAACGAGACGGAGCGATACGAAGCGACTGACGAAAGAGGTGGCACGAAGGATCGCGGATGAGATCGCTGGTCTCACACCACAACAATAAACGTCGCGACGGCGAGGCAGGCGATGAAGACTCTGGTTCCGGGACAGAGCGCGGCCATTACCTGCTGCCATAGAGATGGACGAGCGCCTTGAGAAAGACGGTCCCTACGGCGGTCAGGCCCGACCTCTCCGACAGGGCTCCGAGCACGAGGGTAATCCCCGCGCCAGTCATCAGCCAATCGCGCGCCAACCACTTGCGGGGTCCGCCGGCCCTGTCCGTAGTCTCGTTGAAAGCTCTCTCTTCCAGGCGCATGAGGCGCCATTCGACCCGGTAGGGCCAGGGCCAATTCGGCGGCGGCTCGCGCGAGTGCTTCTGCATTGCTCATGGTTCTTTCGTTCCGATGGTTGGAACGCGGCACACGGTTAGTAATCCAAGAGAGCGTTTCTCGGCTCTTGGTCTTGATAAAGAGCTGACCCCCATAGCGAGGGCCGGCCAGTGTCGGAGAATAGGGTTTCGCCTGTTGTGGCGGAGCGGATCGAACCCGGCTTAAAGACGTTCGTGACGTTCATGTTGCCGGATTTGCCCGGAACATCCATCGCAGCGCCGCTGTAGCCTTGGTCCATCAGGGCTTGGATTGTTGCGGCTTGATCGGGAGCGGCCGCGCGCGCAGAAAGGTAATCGTCATACGTCGCAATTGGGCCTGACACATCCACCGGCATGATGCGCGGGTTGGGGCCGTTGTTCGCCCAGGGCAACGTGGTGTCGGGTTCTTTTGAGAGATAGACGCCCGGCCCGAGCGATCCTTTGGCGCTTGGCTGGAACGTTGAAATGTCTTCCGGAACCCCGGTGCCGTGATACATGCGCTGCGGAGCCGCTTCCGCCGCCTCGCGCACGATGCCAGATGCCAAGCCGCCTTTCGGGATCGCGGCGGCCGGGTTCAGCGCATTGCCCCCGTACATGGAAAACAGAAGCGTTCGCATGTCATCGGCGTTTGAGCCGTAGTCTGGGCCTTGGGCGAAGTTCCCTGAGCCGAAGAGCCGAGTAAGAGCGTTGAGCGGCTCTTCGATCATGCCGGGCGCGGCAAATTCCAGATGCTCCCCTTCCCCGTTGTCGTTGGGGTAGGTTGCGAAGGGGAGCATCGACATTCTGTAGGATGGCTGGCGGTCGGCCATGTCTCAGAGCCTCACGGATAGTTCGCTGCGGTCAGGCTTGGCTTAGGGCAGATCGCCAGATACGCCTTGTTGTGGGCGATCACCTGCCGCTGCGTCGGGACGGTGTCGTTCTTCGACCAGGTGATCGGAGAGAACGCTTTGCAGCTCGCGTCCGTCGGCACCGTTGAGCAGCCGCTAATCGCGACGGAACTGATCGTTAAGCTGATCAGCAGGAATGTCCTGCACAGAGCGGCGCGCGGCTTGAGCTTTTTCAACATTGGCTGATGTCCGTTGTTCGATTTTTTCCAGAACGCGAGACTCACCGATTTTCTTGTAATGGTGCGCAAACCCTGCCCATGCGGCGATGAGAGCTGCGAGGATCCCGCCCGCGACAGCAAGACGGCCCGGTATGGTGCCAAAAAATGCGATGAGCCCAATCATGCTGTTTTCCTCGGAAGGTAATGGCAGAGCGCCCAATAGAGCCCACCACCGACAAACAGAGCGGCAAGAACATATGGCCAGCCTGCGAGTGATAGTGCGGAAGCCGCGAGGTCATGCCCGCCCCGTCCGACGCCTCGGATACGGTTTCCGGTCGAGACGAATTGCTCTGCGGTTGTCAGAGGGTCGGCCGGCATCAGTTGCGCCACACCCATGCCAGCGGCGGCAACCGTTGCGGCAATGGATTTCCGGGAAGGAGGTTCGGTTGCTTTCTCGACCGTCTGCGGCATGGCGGGAAGTGGTTCCGGGGCCACCGGCTTGAGGAAGATCGTCGCCTCCGAGGCGCGCCGCTGCGTCAGCCCTTTCACCGGCTTGTGGTTGACGTTGTTCCAATACTGGAACTGATCGGCAGCGCCTTTGTAATCGCCCTTGTTGAGTTTTTTCAGCAGCGTCGATTTTTCCAGAGCATCCGTCCCGCAATTGTAGGCAAACGAGACGAGTGCATCATATTGGTTCTGATTGAGATCGACCGTCACCATGCGATTGACGGCTGCTTCGAAGGTTGTCAGCTCTTTCAGGAAGGCGTCATCGGCCTGTGCGCGGGTCCACACGAGGCCTTCATAGACACCGGACGTGCAGCCGAATCCGATGGTCCATTTGTCCTTCTTGCCATTGTAGGTGCGCTGGTAAGCCTTGCACGATCCATCCGGCAGGGCATCATGATAGCCTTCGTACCCGGCGATCCGGTCAAGGCCGTCTTTCGAGAGTTTCATGCCGATTTTCCCGCTTTCACACCTTGCAGGTACTCGGCAACTGATGCCTGCGTGGTTTTGATCTTTGATTCATGGTCATCAAGCGCGTGGGCCTGCTCAACCAGCATTTGGGAATGTGCTTCGAGTTGGTTTTGAATCTGCGTCAGGTCTACGGTTTCGCCCCCTGCAGGCCGTGTCGCGACACGCTTTGGTTCTCGGGCTCGCACGTCGCGGGAAATCTGCGCCGCTTGTGCTGCGGTGATCTCTTTCGCACCTTCCGGCATTAGCCGTTTGATGCCGTTCACGGCGCGCGGAAACCCATCGCTTCCTGCAACCTCATACCAGCTCATCTCTTCAGGTTGTCGCATTGAAAATCTCCCACATGCGCGCTTCATCGATGCGCTGCGCTGTCTCTTCATCAATCCAGATTTCGCCGCCGTTGGTGCTTCGCCGCCAAGCGTTGCGATACGTCCGGTCTGTCGGGATCTCGGAGACGTCGACAATCTCAATGGCCGTTCCCAGATGCCCGCAGTCTCTTGCAGCGATGATCTCGATGGCTTCCCGTCTTGAGCAGCCGCCCGTCACCATCATCCTTGCGTATCGATACGCAGCACCCGGATCGACGCCTCTGGCGAGCATGCTGTTGAACTGGATGATCCAGTAAAACCATGATCTCCCATGCCAGGGATGGAAGGGATCAGAGGCGCCCCGCATCAAATACGAGATGCCGGATTCGGCTGGGCAGGTGATCGCGACCGCTCCACCGGGACGGGTGTCGAGAATACGTTCTCGGGTCATTTATTGGTCGCCCGCCAGCATCCATGACCACGACGGCGGGTCGGAAAGGTTGTTGGCATAGGTCCATGCCCCAACGGACCACTGGCCCGCGCTGTGGGTGGCGGTTCCCGCTGCCATGCCCGCGTTGGAATTGATCGAAATGTTGATCATCGAGGCATAGTTCACACCCGAAAAGTCCGTGGCGATGTTGATGCTCAGCAAGCCCGTACCCCCATCGGTGATGCTGGTCATGTTGTAGGAGGCTGAGAGAGAGGGCGAGGTGCCGCCATCGGCGTAACCCCAGACTTTCACGGCCGAGGGATGGAATTGCTGCGTTCCCGGCGTGACGGCGACGGTGTTGTCAGACGCCGCCTCTTGCAGCGTCTGGGTCGCCATCTTGACCATACCGGCATTGGATGACGTCGCTCCCGCCACCCACGCGGAATCCTGATACGTGTAATACTGGTTTTCATCCTGAACGTAGGCGATCCATCCGCAATCGGTCGGAGGTGTCCAGTTCACCCACCCGGCACCGGTATATTGAACGATATCTCCCGACGTGAAGGTCGAGAAATCCCCTCCCACACCGGTCAGAAGATAGAAGGCCCCGGCCTGCGGTGTTCCGGGAGACGTTGAAGCGCGATCGACAACCGGGATAATGGAAACTTTCGGAAACGGCAGGGTATGTGATGAAACCCGCCAGTTGCCGCCATCGGCCGTGATCTCGCAATCTTCGCCATTGAGAGCCAAAGCAAACGACGATCCGCCGTAGGTTTTGGTGCCCTCATAAATGTTCTGGCTGGAGCCGGATTTGACCTGAACGATCGCTTGATTAGCCGATCCGGCGTGCTGGACTTTGATCTTCCAGCCATTCGGAATGTCATCATCCGTTGCCGAAGGGAGCGTAAGGGTAACGTCACCCGATGAGCAATTGACGAGGAAGGTTGAGTTCTGATCATCGGCATCAACCGTGTAATCGAGAGACTTGGTGACGACCGGGAATGTGGCTGTAACGGAGACATCGACCGAGGATGCAGAAACGACGGCGCCGGGGATGTTGTCATGGGTGACGATCGTGACGTCGTTTTCGTCTTTAATCACCAGCTTGTAAGGGGCCGTTCCGACATAGATCAGGGTGCGGGTTGAGCCGTCCGAGGTCGGATATCCGAGGGAATCGGTGACAACGCTTGTCCCCAGGGAGGCGGGATTATCGCCTTGATCAAGGTCCGCAGTGGCGTAGACTGTGCGCGGGGTAGTCGTTCCGGCGTCGTAGAAATAGATGGTCGCGCCGATGAGCGGTGCGCCGGTTGCATCGTCGGTCAGCCGTTCGCCAGGGGCGAAGACGTATTTGGAATCAGCCATGCGGGGGAAGTCCTAGATGAAGCAGGAGATTTTCTGGCAGGTGTTCATCGGCGCGATGTTCGCCAATCTCGCGTTCTATTTCTTCGCGAAGTACTTCTTACAGTGAACTGATCCGCGCTCGGATTGCGGACTCGTCCTCACCCGTTTCCTTCGACACGGAGCGCGCCAAGCTCGCTGCTGCTGCGGAAACCGCTGCGCGTGTTGTTTGTCCCCGAAGGAAGCCTTCTATCGTTCTCGAATAGGCCGTGACGTTCCGCACAACAGCCGGCCGCGATAGCAACATGCCGATGGTGCGGCCGCCGAGTGCCGTTGCCAGGGTCGCGCCCATATCGCCTGATGCCGCGCCTCCGAGCGCTGCTAGAAGCGCTGTGACACCGCCTGTCCCTGATGGATTGCCGAGCCGGTTGAACCGCTGCAACCGGCTGGAAACCGCCGCCAGTGCATCGAGTGCCGGCAGAAGGTGATTGTCGCCCGTCGATCCGAATAACAGTTGACGGCCTTCGGCTGAGAGTTGGCTATAGTTTTTCAGGAAGATATCGGCGGAAAACTCGTTGCTTTGGTTCCTGCCGAGCCTCTGAATGGCATTGCCGGCGACCTGCCGCCAGCCGTCGGCGCCAATGACTCGACGGGCTTGGGTAAGCCGCGCTGCGTCCGCCGAACTCTTGGTGCTCGCCAGCGAGACGATCTTGTCGATAATGCCTTCGCCGGCCTTATCCCCTTCCGCTCCGACGATCCGAGCCACGGTGTCGCGCCGCTCTGCAATCTGCGCATTGATGGCATTGGCGCGCCGCCATGCCTGTTGCGCTGCCTGACCGCCGCGCGTCGCAAGCGCCGTTTCCATATCATCCGACAGAGCACGATAGATCGCCTGCAAGCCGGCGCGCGCCGTGCGGTTTGCCGGATCGATGCTGTTGTCCATCATCGCGCCGATCTGCGACCGGAGGCGCGTGATGCCCTCGAACGTCAGGCCGTTTGGCGTTCCAAGCGCTTGCTGGACTTCCGCCAACGCGCGCGCGTGCATCGGGTTTGCTGCAACCGTTTGCTGGCGGGCCAGTTCGTTTGCTGCCTGCTGGGTTGCCGAAAGCGGAACTTGCAGCCCTTGCGTGGCCTGGTTGACCGCTGCATAGGCGCGATCTTGAATTGCCCGCGATCGAGGCCCCGCGAAATCGGTCATAGCCGTGCGCGCCGCTTCGCCGGCTTCCCGCGCGGTGGCGCCGCCTGTCACGGTGTTGGCGATGCCTTCCGAGACGTCTCCTGCCTGGTTGCGCGCGCGCGCGACGCTGGCATTGATATCGTCGCCCACGAACGGGATTGCGCCGAGCTTCGACGCCATAGACTCCGTGGGGCGGAAGCCGTCCATGAACCGCGGAAGCTCTATGCCCAGAGCGTTCGCCTGCCGCGAGAACGAATTGACCGGTGTGCCCGCCGCACGGTTAGCAAGACCCTGCGTCGCGCCACCCAAGACTGTTCCGAAAGCGGTGGCGGTGGGTGTTATCTCTTTGGCGTGTTGAAGCCGATTATCAAAGCCGCCCTCCCCTTCGAGAAAGGCCGTCGGCGCGGCCATCAATGCCGCGTTAAATCCGCCATTTGCCGCTTCCGAGAGCACGCCGGTGTTCGTCGTGCCGAAGGGTCGGAAGTAGGGCAGCGCGCGCGCCGCGACCGTGCCGCCTGCGAGGGCTTCAAGAGTGTTGCGGATAGGGTGTTCGGCGTCTGACTTCTTGATGGCCGCGCGCCGGCGCTCCAATGACGCATCATAGGGTTCGCCAATCCGGCCGCCACTGACATAATCGAGCGCCGCATCACCGGCGGCACCGATCTCATCCAGAGCGCCGCCAAGGATCGGCACGCCACGCAACGCGCGTTCGGCGGCGCCCGGCTCTTGCAAGGCCGTGATGCGGGGGTCCTGTTCTGGTTCCTTCGGCGCGGCGGTCTTCGGGTCTTGGAATTGCTGCCCAACGAAGTCCATCACTTCCTTCTCAGGAACGTGATCCGGCGCTTCGATCTGGTAGGTGCCGCCGTCGGGGCCGGTGAACTGATATTTTGCCATCAATCCACCCGCTTGAAGGTCGATTTCCAGTCATCCGCGCCGCCGCTCTTTCCATCAAGAGCGCTGTCGAAGTCGCTGATGCTGTAATTGAGTTTGCCCTTGAAGCCTTTCAGCGTGCCGTTCTGCTCGAAGTATTGCGCGGCCTCTTTTTTGGCCTGCAATGCCTGCTCCATCGCGCCCAATAGACGGTTCAACCGCTTGGCATTGGTTGCTTCGTCAAGGGTAGGGTTGTAAGCACGCTTGATGAGCGCGAAGCCTTCGTTTTGCGTGAACTGCGCGCCGAGAATGAGCCTCAGGTTGCGCTGAACAACTTCCTCGACCTGTTCGCGGGCGTTCACCGCAGATGGGTTTGTGAACGTCGCGATCGCATCAGGAACGCGGCCAAGGATAGGACCGGTAAGGTTCGGGCCGTCCTTCTTTTCCAACTGATCACGAACCGTTCGAAGCTGACTTATGTTCTTTTCGGCGTCCGCCAGACCGCCGCTCGCTACGTCCGACTCGTAGGACTTGGCATAAGCGCGATCGACCGCCGTTTCAGCCGGCGTGTAAACCGGCTTGGTCGAGTACTGGCCGGTGAGCAGGAACGCACGCCCTTCCGGTGACGCAGGATCGACGCCGGCTGCTCGAAGCTGACGTGTCCGCATTTCGGTCGGATCATCGACGCCCTTGTTGACGCGCGCCGTCTGCGCCCGGAGCAGGTCCAGCTTGGCTTGATCGGTCTGGCGAGCCAGCGGATCCACGAACTGCCCCGCCTGTGCCGCCATCAGTTTCGGTCCGGTCACTGGATCAAGTTCTTCCGGGGTCAGTCCGGTTGTCCCATGTCGTGCAAGGATGGAGTTCCATGCCGCTGCCCGTTGGGGGCCCTGCATCTGATCCACGGCGGTGGCCTGTTTGCCGTACATCTGCACCTGTTGAACCGCGTCCTGTTTTGCGTCGCGGCCGTGCTGGTAGGTTCGTTCGGCAGTTTGCGCATCGATCTGCTGCTGCTGCATGCCGAACTGCCGGTTGCGGTCGTTCTGCTGGATGATGGAATCGAGCGCGTTGTTCACCGGCTCAAGGTTGATTCCGGGTCCGGGTTTGTAGGCCGGGAGAGATGCCAGATAATTGGCCATGAGCTATTTGATCCCGTTGTAAGCGGTGACGGCTTTCGCACCCGTCCCTATGATGTTCAGGATATTGTTCAGACCGGCGTTGCGGGTCTGCGCCATAGCGTTCCCGTAATTTATCGAATTGGCGGCTTTCGTCGCGCCATAGCCATAGGCGTTGTCGCCTTGTCCGGTGAGAACCCCGGCTTTCTGTCCTGTTGCCGACAGCCCTTGATTGCCGAGCCCTGCATATCGTGAGAGCACGTTGTCATAGTTCTGGGCGAGCACACGTTGTCCGGCGAGCGCGGCTGCACCTGAGGCTCCGGTTCCTCGTGCATTCAAGTTGCGCAGTACAGCGTTGGTATCGGCAGAGAGTTTTCCGCTCCAGAGAGGATCGGAAGTGACAATCCCCTGCGCTGCGTCGCGTGCATCCGTACCGTTGATGCCGAGCAAATCCCCGTACATCTTTTCACCGGCTGCACCGGCTGAAACGAAGGGATCGAACGAAGATGAGGCTTTGTCGTAATAGCCCTGCGAAGTGTCAAAGCCGGTCTTCAGAGCCTTGTTTGACGAAGCGTAAGACTTGTTGATGTCGGACCGCGCTTGCGATCCGTCCCAGTCGAAAAAGCTCATGTCTTTGCCTTATCTGAAGGAAGCTGCGGCGCACGAAAAAGCGTTGTTGCCGGTGAGAGTGACGGTCAGACTCCGGGTCACTGCTGATGTAGCAATGTACTGACCAGCCGAGTGAAGCTCAAAGTTCGAAGGTCCGCCGAAGCGCAGGTTGAGGTCCACGGTCGTCAATCCCGACCATGATGCTGTTTGACCTGCTGTGGTTGTGGCGCGATAGGCGGTCGCGAGAAGGAACCCTTTCTGCGGCACATCCACCGACATGCTCAATGGTGACAGGCCGAAGTCTGAATCGGTATCGGAAGCGGCCCCACTGATGAGGTTGATTGCCGCATACAGAGCAACAGATGACACGCCATTGGCACCATTCAACGTAACACTGCCGCTTGTTCCGGTTGGGACAAGCGCGCTGTAGATAATCGAGCGAACACTGCCGAAGCTCGAAACCGTCTGCACGTGACGTGTCGCCGTCACACCGCCGATCGTGCACGAAGATGGCAGGTCTCCGATGACTCCGACGCAAGCAATCAAGTATCGTTTCGCATTCGCAGGCCCGAAATTCATTCCGGGATGCGTGCCTGGATCGCCCTCGGTGTTCTGCTTGTTATCGACGTAGGTTAGAACGATCGGCGGTCTGCCATCGTATCGTGCAAACAGCCCCACCTTACGTCCTCGTATAAGCGATAGTGAATATCGCTTTTTCACAAGATGAGTTGGAACTGATGGTGCAGGTCAGGTCGTCTCCCACCGCAACCACGTTGTCAGAACTGTGCGTTTTCGTTTGTTCAGTCGTGGAGACGGAATTAGCCCCGCCTCCCAAAGCCGTGCTGCCAATCTTGAACGTCGCGGTGCACGTTCCGGTGCTGCATTTCGACGTGATGCTGTTGATCGTGAACCCGAACGGAGCATTGATCAGAACATTTTCCGTTCCATTATCCGGGTAGGCAATCGAGAACGTGTCGCCAAAGGTCTGCCCTTGCACGTCGGAGATGTTCGTAAACGCCGCCGAAATGCCCTTAGGGATGCTGCTGAGCCACTTGTAGAAATGGTCACTGATCTTGCCATCCGGCCCGAGCAAAGCCCTCGGAGGTGGTGGCGCAAGCGGCGTATCACTCATGCCGCATCCATCGTCAGATCAGCAGAGACAGCATACATCGCTCGGTCCACTTTCGCAGACCATGAGAACCGATACACCCGGCCGTTCTCCGGGGCTTGTCCGAGCCTATTGGTTCGCACCCGGGTCAGGTTCTTGCCCTGCTGTCCGAGCTTAACCGATCTCTGGGTTTTGTACGTCTCTCCCCCGTCATGAGACCATTCAATCATGAGTTCCGGATCGATATCTTCGGGGACGCCCTGCCCCGTTCCGACGCCGCGCTGCACGTCGATATAGAGCGCGTTGTGCGTCACCCGTTGCGGGAAAGCATGAACGGTTGGAGGAATGATGGAGGACACCAGCGGATCGCCCGCGTCGTCCTTGAACGTTGGGGACATTTCAAACAGAGCCCCGGTGTCCGCATCGCCTGCGATCAGTTTCGTTCCGAACGCCACAACAAAGGCAATGCGCCAATTCTTGCGGCCGTAGGTGATCCGCTCATGCCAGCGCTGCATCCGCGTGTCGTAAACATGCGTCCATTTCGGGCAGGTCAGAGCATAGAACGTATGCCCCCGAGAAACCCACGATGTAGCGCGAATGGTCGAGGGGTCGGCAATCTCCTGAATGTCGCTCTCGACTTTCGGTGTGGAAATCACTTCTGCCGAGTCCCCCGAGCCCAACAATCGGACGGTTCGATCATGGGCAATCCAGGCAAACGTTTCAGCAACCGTGGCAACTGAGTTTGAAGCCAGCAATCCAATCGGAATGACAAACGATCGGGCATAGGGGAAATCCGCGTCTCCCGTATCCTGCCAGACTTCAATGGTGCGTTCCCCGAAGAGATAGAACTGCGCCTGCAAAGCCGCGATGCGGATCAGAGCATCAGGGTCACCATCTGCCGTCGCGAAATCCAATCCATCCCACGCGCTGGCGTCGTCAATCGATCCGATCTGCCATTTGTTCTGGGCTGTCGTGATCCCGAAATACCCATCCGAAAACGCCAGCGTGAGCGGGGACAGCAGATCGGAGTCCGTCACCTGCGTCAGCACATCGCCCCGGCAGTAGTACATCAGACCATCGCAGACGATGGCGATATCCGGGGTTGATCTCCGGTTGCGCTCCATGAACACCGGGGCCGTGGTGGAGATGTTCATCGACCCGATCAGGGTCTGGTTACCGGTGGCGGAAACCTTATAGAGCGCCGTCCCAGCCACGACATAGAGCGCGCGGTCGACAACGATTCCTGCCCGGCACCCGAGACCCGAGACAACACTCTGCAGGAACACAAAACCCTGCAACCCATCTGACGAATAGATGGCGGATTTGACTTTGCCTTCATCTCCTATGGGAGAGAGGTAACAGTTGATGAGCTGCGCTGCTCCACCCTGATTGAACCGGGCTTTATTGGAGCCTGAGGGCAGCGCGAGAGGGACGATTCCCATCAGAAGTCCTCGGCATAGGTTGTGGTTTCTGCCGAGCGCACATTGGTTGTTCGGCGCAGCAGGCGGCGCAGCACCCGGAGCCCCTCGTCCAAGCTCTGCGCATACTGCGATGGCGTCATGCCGGCGGGCATTTTCCCGAACGGCGCCATGACGATCAGCGCCATCATCTGCGTCAAAGGTTCGAAGATCGCGGCCGGAATCGCATCGACGGCCCAATACGTCTCATCATCAACGCTCATCGTCTCATAGAGATCGGTATAGCGCTTGATGACGTACTGGCTGTCGGTAGGAGACGGCGTTTCCTCGGCTGCAATGATGTTCCAATGCAGCAGGACGTTGGTCGCCAACTCAAGCGGTGTGCGCGTTGTCGCCATCGGCCGCCACGGTCTGAGGTTTCTTGCTGGATTTCTTCGCCTTCGAATCTTCGGCGCCGAGCTTCTCGAACAGCACACTGTTGGAGAGCTTCCGAACCGCGTGCTCGTCCGTCACGTCGTGTTCGGTGCCGGGATACCATTGGAAACCCATGAAATGGGAGGGCTCCTGGCCTATGAATTTGAACTTCATCTCGTCTCCTCAAAAAGAGAAAGAGCGGCAGTTGCCCGCCGCTCTCGTATTCCGTTACGCGGCGACAAGCGCCGTGGTGTCGAATTCCTCGTCCACGAAGCCTTCCAGCAGGAAGCTGATCGTGCCGGCCGCCTCGGTATCGGCCGCGGTGTTGACGTAGGCCTTGATGAGCGTGCGTTCGGTGTACTTGTAGAGGAACCCGGCCGCCGCCAGAGCCACAGACGAGCCGGCAGACTGACCGGTGGTGATAGCGGCCAACAGACGATCCTCGTCGCCGTCATCACCGACGTCGAACTTGATCGCCGCCGTGCCGGAATCCAGGTCGGTCGCATAGAAGGCGACACCTGTGACGACGAAGCCTTTCGGCACCCAGACAAGACCGACTTCGTCATCGGCGTTGTCGATCATTGCCGTCGTGATCGCGACCTTGGCGACAAGCGCGATTTTCTGGCGGGCAACGCCCGGGCCATATGTCGGGCCGGTGAAGGCCGACAATGCGGTGGTATATTTAGCCATTGTTCGGTTCTCCTTAGGCCACGGCCGCGTGATAGACGGTCACGATGCCGACGTCGGCGCCGTTATTCTGACCGCCTGGGTTGTTGTTCCAGCGCAGCTTGTCGATGCCGTGCGCCAGTTCGATGCCGACGCCATCAACGAAGCCGTAGTCGTCCTCTGCCTTCTTGGTCGGCAGCGGCGCTTGCTTGTTGACGAAGCCGATCGCCTGCGCACCGCACAGGAACGAGGCACCGCACTGGATGGTGCCGTTCGAGAAGGTCGTCTCGGGATTGACGACATCACCCTTCTTGCGCGGCTGGTAGAACTCCGGAATCTCGCGGAAGATGATGCCGTCATAGACGAGATCGCCATCCTGGAAGATCGGGTTGGAGTCGACGTCGCGGGCGCGCGCATCGCGGTTCGCCTGCTGCATCACCGTGTCCTGCTTCAGATCGCGGAAGCCGAGCGGGTGGCAGAACATGACGTAGTATTCCCGGCCCTGCGTCCCCGTCTTGAACGGACGGATATGCGGGTCCGCCTGGCGCGCCATGAAACGTGCCAGAGAAGCGACACCGGTCGACAGCTTGTCGTCGGTGTTGTCGAGCGCCGTCAGGCCCGTCGCATGCGTGGCGGAATAGTTCGCCTGCGTCTTACCGAACAGGATGCGATCCTTGTTGTTGGCGGCGAAGGCATTCCGTGCGGTGGCGTCGGCGGCCGAAAACTTCACGCCGTTCGTCATTTTGTGCAGGCTGTCGATGATCTGATACTTGATCAACTGCGACGCCCATTCCTTGAGCAACGGACGTGCAACGCCCATCAGCTCAACGGCGGACTTGTTCTTCTCTTTCTTCGTGGCCTGGACCGCCTGACGGAAAAACTCCCAGGACAAGTCCTGGTAGTACTGGTCAAGCGGAACTTCCGAGCCCGAGAGAGAGCTATTACCCGAAACGCCGTCACCCTGCAGGCGACCGACGAGCGGGATGCGGATCGTATAGCCATCCGTCTTCAGGTCGTTGACGACCGAGATGATGTCCATTGGGCTATCGCCCATGTAGGTGTCGAAACCAGAATCGCGGATGTATTCGCGCGCGAACTGGCCTCGCCATTTTGTCAGTTCCAAGCCTGACAAGACTGCGGTGCTGGTCATGTGATTGATCTTTCGTGATCAGGGGTTGAAGGCTTTCGAAGCCCCCTGACGCGGGCTTACCTGCGCTTGCGGCCAGAGCCGAAAACGGCGCCCATGACGGCTTCATCGGTGAGTTGCGCTCCGTTCGGCCCCGATGCCGTGGCATCTGCGAGGCTTCCCGGAAATTGTTGCGCGGCAGGCGCCGGCGTCGTGCCCGGCATCACCGCACGGTTCCCCGTCTTCAATTCTTCCAGCACCTTGGCGCGGATTTTTTCTTCCAGCGATTTCTCGTAGGCATCGGGATCTTCACCGACACGCTGCAACACCTGCTGGTGTTTGTGCCAACGGAGGATTTCGCCATAGCAATCTCTTGCCTGGACGAAATTCGCGAGCACGCCCGCCTGCTGTGCAGCCTGGAACGCGGCATCGACGGCTTGATCGCCGTGCTTGTTGCGCGCCATCATTTCCGAGAAGTTCAAACGCTGGTTCAGCATCGCTTGCGCGAACTGCTGACGATCGTATGCCAAGGCGCCGGCCGGATCGAGGTTGGGATCGGGCGGCGGTTGCTGAGGCTGTTGTGGCGCCTGAAGTCTGCGTTCGAGATCGGCTATGCGCTGGTCGTACCGTTTCGCATTGTCTTCCGCCTCTTTGCGCAGGCGAGCCTCTTCCTCACGTGCTTTTTCCGCCGCTTGGCGTTTTTCACGTTCAGTCGTCAGCTCTTTGAGAGGGACAAATCTCCCGGTTGAGGGATCGCGGTATCCTTGTGGCTTCGATCCATCGTCCTGACCTTCGACCTTCGCGTCGGGCTCTGCCGCCTTTGGCGGTTCGGCTTCGGCTGCGGGGTCTTTTGGTTCGGGCGGTGTCTCGACGGGAGCGGCGGAATCTGCCCCCCTGTCGCGGCCTGAGGAAAACACGTCATTCAATAGGGCATCGTCTGCCGACTGTTCAGTCGTCATTGTCTCTCTCCGCAGTATCGTTGCTGGTCACGAAAGCAGCCGATATCGCCCGGCTGGTGCGAGGTTCACCCGATTACGCGCGGATGAAGCGCGGGACGCCGCTTGAGGCGGCGAGTCTGACGCACGTCTACAGACAAGCCTATTCGGGCTTGTAATCCTTGAACGGAATGTCGGTGTCCTTGCCGACAACGCGGGCTTTGCCGCCGCCGACGAGATCGCCTTGGTTGCGGCCTTTGATGAAATCGAACAGCCGCTGAGCTTCAGAGACGTCGCCTTGCGAGAGCTTCAAGCATTCGAGTTTCAGAAGTTCATCATCCATCATTGCATTCCTGCGAGAGCGGGGTTGACGGGTAAGCCGCCGGTCGTCTGCGGCGGTGGCAATTGCTGTTGCGGCAACGGTTGCCCTGGATTGCTCTGTTGCTCATCCGGATTGGGCGGCGCCTGTGGCGGTGGTGCGCCTTCGGCATATTGCTCGATTGTCGGTTGCCGATAGTTGAGAGGGAACATCTGCAAGGCCTGCATGGCGGCAAGCATGTCGGGTGCGGCCGGCGGCGGTGCCTGTATGACGTTCCCCATTGCATCGGTCGTCGGTTTGCCCTGTTGAGGCGTGAAGGCTTTCGCCAATGCTGCCACGGCCTGGGCTCGCTGGTATTCCGCGGCCGCTACATTCTTGTCGACGGTTGAGGCTTTCTCAAGCTGCTCAAGCCGCGCCAAGCGTTGCTGCATCTGGGCAATCATCGGATCCGGCTGTGTCGCCTCATCGATCATTTTGAACAGCCGGTCTTTGTTCGGTGCGTTCGAGAGTTCAATCAGCACCTTCGGAGGAACGGCATTCGGTCCGAGCTGCGACAGGGTTTGCAGCAGTTCTTCGTTCATGGTGATGACGTCCGGGCCTTCCTCCATGATGATATCGACGTCGATCATGGCGACGACGTTCTGACTGATCGCCTGCCCGGTTTGCGGGTCTATTCCGTACTGGTTGAGCCCGATGAATTGTGGAGCATCGTTTTCGTCCGTGACCCGAATCCACTTCTCTGCGGTCCACGACTGTTTGATGCGTGACCAGAGCTTGCGATAGATGCGGAGCTTCCAATCCCGGTTGCGCTCGAACACCGGGGAGAGTTCCGTCATCCCCGAGTCACGCTGGGCGAGAATGGCCCGGCCCGACTGATCCGCGATGCCGCCGCCCTTACCGATGAGGCCCGGATTTGGCCCAAGATTTTCGAGTGAAGATTGCGCCTGCTCGAGGAGCTGCATCTGACCGGCGACATCCATCGAATGATCTACGATGCCGATCTCCGTGCCCCAATCCCCATCATGCTCAATAAACCCGTCTGGCTTGGCTAGCTGCGTGCGAGCCTCATCGATGTCGCTGAGTGTGCCAGTGCGGAAATGAAGTTGCTTTGTCGTATAAAGATGTAGCGATTTCGAGCGGCGATGATTGCACTCATCCTGCATCGGCTTCATGTTGCGGATCGGGCCATAGCGGTTGCCCTTCTCATCGATATAGGGTGACCATGCTACATAAGGACAGTCCGGCCGGCCGTTTCGGTCCTCGCTGTAGTCGAGATACGGCGAAACGCCGCTTTCGAGGTCCACTTCCCCGACGAAGTAGCTGTAGCACCAGCCCAACACCTTGCGGGGCTGGGTCATGGACGTTGAGCCCATCATCTGAGACTGCGGCATGGCTTGCGGCACCATGCACTTTTCCCAGAATTCAATGACACGCACCCGGCGGCTTTCGAAGTCCGCCCATGCCGTCTCATGGTTCTGATCCGAGAGCGCGAGCACGCTTCCGGTAATGGAACTATCAATCAAGGCGTCAAGCTGCTCGCCCTTGCCGGGCCATTTCTCTTTCGCCTCGTCAATGTCCATCCACAGATGCAGGCCCATGTAGCGGGCATCTTCGAAGTCAGGACGGACAGAGCGCGGATCGTAGAAGAACCGATCCACCTGGACCGATTTCAACTCAGGGTCGGGCCCTTCGATGTTCGACTTGATGCCGACAAAGCAAACTCCGATCCCTCGCACCAAGCCGTCATGCGTGCCGGCCGAGCCAACAAACTCCCAACGGTTGAGATCGCAGGCATACCGCATCCCGGCCGTAGCGACATCGGCGGACTTCTCATCGTTCGGTGTGCGTGGGTAGGCCTTCGGGTCGCGCCGCATGCGCTGCTCGATACCGACAAGGAAGTCGATCTTGCGCCCGATGCGGTTGTCGAAGATCGGCGCCTGGCCGCGCTTGGTGAGCTTCTTGACTTCTGCCGCCGACCATTGGCCGAGCCCGTGATAGTAGCCTTCCGAGGTCAGTTGTTCCTTGATCTCGTCCTGCTTGTTCGTCTCGTAGGCGGTGAACCAGCGCCGATACTTCGTGAGGTCGGGCTTATAGCCCTGATCCTGCGCCATATCTGGAGTCATTGAGACTTCCATTCGTCGCTGTTCCTGTCCTCACTGTAGCGTTTGTACCCACTGGCCTGCGCCGTGGTCGGGGCTTTCGGCTTTGATGCCGGGATCAATTCGTCGAGCATCCGGCCGATGAGCCCGAAGGCGTCCACCTGGTCGTCATGCTTGCCGGCGGGGAACACCAGAAGCTCTTGCGTGAAGTCCTGTATCCAAGGCGCTTTCGACGGCAGATAGACCTTGCCCATCGACGTGCGGGCCTGGATCGATCGTGACCGTGTGGGCTTGTCGGCGGCCGACGCCACCTGTTCCCGTCGGCAATAGACGCGCTCTTCGCGCATGCGCTTTTCGATGAACGGGCCAATCGACTTGATGATCTGGCCCTGTTCCTCGACCCACATCAGCGGTTTGTGCATCCGGACGAGGTCGAGCCATGCTCCCACCCAGGCGTCAGATGCGGTCTGGCCGCGCCAGAGATCGAGAATGTAGATGTTGTCGTCGGGATCGATCCCAATAACAATGTGAACAGTAAAATCGCCGTCGCCTTCGGTAACCGCATAGTCGGACGCTCCATAGATGCGGAGCTGCTTCGGCTTTTCATCGTACCAGCGGAACCAATCCCGCTTGAAATAGGCCCCTTCATCCGGCGCCGGCCGCTGCTGATAGAGCGCCGACCAGTCCCGAGGCAGCGTCGCGCGCTTGATGCGCTCCAACTGTTCGAGAGGATAGAACTCTGGCCAGAGCGCCTGTCCGTCAGGGCTGATGGCGGGCAGTTCGAGAATATCCCACTTATCGCCGCCCCGGGCCTGTTCTTCCAGCAACCAACCCGTCAGGTCGTCTTCATGCCAGCGGGTCTGCACCACGATGACAGCGCGCGGAAAGCGCGAGAGAACGACTGACGAATACCATTGTTTCACCGTTTCACGAGTGCGTTCGCTGTCGGCTTCCTCGCGATCCTTCAGCGGGTCATCAATCAGAACAATCGGGCCAACCGTGCCGCGTCCGGTGAGCGCTGTGCCGACACCAGCCGCGATGTAGAAACCGCCCTGCGATGTGCGCCAGAAGCCTTTCGCTCTTGTGTCTTCCTTCAACTGAACATTCGGGAAGAGATTTCGATAAGCTGCACTGTGGACGATATCGCGGACTTCGCCGCCGAATTCCTCTGCCTTGTTCAGGTTGTAGGAGGCCGACATGATTGTCGCCTCTGGATTGTTGCCCAGGAACCAAGCCGGAAAGCGACGTGATCCGAGCTCTGACTTCCCGTGCCGCGGCGGCATGTTGATCATCAGCCGGTCGATATCTCCCCGCTCAATGGCTTGGAGCTTCTCGGCAATCAACCGATGATGCGGAGCCGTCCGGTAGGCGCGGTTCGTGTATTCGGTGAACTCAATTAGCCCGCGACGGGCGTGGCGCCGCTTCAGCAGTTCCGTTGCCGCTTCCGCGGGCGATATTTCCAAGTTCAGCATCGCTCAGATCTTCGACACTCTGCTTGTGTGTGACTTCGCGCTTTTCAACGATGAGGCCATGCAGCTTGGCCAGACCCATAACAGCCGTGACCGCGGCGCCGCTCTGTGCGTTCTGTCGGGCCAACTCACGATCGGCCTTCAGCATTTCTGTGATGGAATCGACCGTGATTTCATGGCGCTTCTGGTGTTTGAGTTGCAGACGCTCCACAGTTAGTGCGACGTTAGCGTCTTTCAGAAGTTTGCAGGCGTTCACCTTGATCGCTTCGGGTTTCATCTTCCCGGCGTTGTAAGCACGTCGATAAGCCTCGCTCGCGTTGCCTGTTTCGACATAGGCGCGCGCAAAGGCCTCTTGCTTCGGAGTCATCGGTAATCCCACGCAAATGGATAGTTGCAGTCTTCGAACTTCGAGCGTTGAACGTTGAAGTTCCCTTCCACCGCTCCGGCGCCTGATCCGGTTGAAACCCAGCGATAAAACCAGCGGCCGCCGTGGTTCGGAGTGAGGTCGAGGAAGTAATTGCCCGTCGAGGCTTTCTGCAGTTCGAGGTCTGTCCCGTAAGTGTACGTGATCTTGTCTCCGCGGGGATTGATGATCTGGGCCTCTACTGTGTCCGGGTCGACGTAGTTGCCGGTTGCAGCATCCTTGAAGCAGGTTGTCAGCCGCATGGGCTGACCGGGGGCGATCTTGCCGGGCTCAATCACCGTCTGCCTCCTGAAGCTCTGAGCCGGGTCATGCCGTGTCCGTCATTACAGGGTGCATGGGCGTATCCACCGGACCTGATATGGGCGAGAACGCGGGCTGCGACATGGGCGGCCGCAACCAGTGTCACATCATCCAGAACCGTGCCTTCGGTTCCGTGGATATCGAGAATGCCCGTTGCTACTAGGGTTGCGTCATCGAGGACGATTGCCGCTGAACCCGAGAGGGCAAGTGTTCCGGTTGCTGTAAGGGTGACATCGTCAAGGATGACGTTGGCTTGCCCTGCAAGTGCGAGGGTGCCAGCTGCGACAAGGGTAACATCATCCAGAGTAACGGCGAGAACGCCGGTGTTTCCAAGGTCCTCATTCTGAGGGATTGCGGATATCGGGGCCGCTGAAATAGGAGCGGAGGAAATCGCCATGCCCTAGTAACATCCTCCGGAGATATCCATCATATGAACGCCGAAACCGATTGAAACTCGGATTCTGCGGTAATAGCGTGGCGCATGCCAAGAAAGAGGTGGTCACAATGCTTCTATTATCGAGACACGATTTCCCGGAAATGAACTCCGACGAATTCGAGTCGATCAAAGAAAGTAAAATCTTTCAGCATCTATTTCTACAGCGCGAGATCGCGGCCTCAGTAACCGACAATTCCGCAATCGCCGACATTGGCGCTCAGCGGTTCTTTCACTTCCTCACCGGCTCTCCCGCAAAAGTGAAAGCCGTAATCGATCCCTACGATGGCGCTGGCGGTAACGGCCTCAAGTCTGTCCCGCATTTGCCAGAAGGCCTTACTCTGTATCAGTGCGGGCTCGGCATGAAGGGCTCCGAGATCATCCCGGACAATATGTTCGATGTCACGTTCAGCTGCTCAGTCCTCGAACACATCGGACAAGCCGAATGCAAGTATGACTGCAACCCGGTGAACCCGCCACCCGAAGCTCAAGAAGCTCCTCGCCGCGCTTTCGCGCGCGATCTGTTCAGGATCACCAAACCCGGCGGCGTGACATTCCACACGATCGATCACGCCGCCCGCAATCTCACATGGTTCGATAACTTGGAAGCGGCTGGCTTTGTGCCGACGTTCAAAGGCCGACGGCCCACGGTCGAGGATGCGCTAGACGGACCTGACCTTGTTCGAGAACGTCTGCACTGGACCCAGAAAACGCCCTTCCCGCCCGAAGTGCAGCGGCTGCATGGCATCCTTTATGTGCGCATGCGCAAGCCTATTTAGGCTTGCGTGATCTTGCAGTTCCGCCCTTTGGCTGTGATCTGACTATTAATCGCACCGGTGCTCGTCGCATTTGCGAGGGTGACCGCAATGTCCACGCCGTCACCATTCGGAGTAAACACCAGCACGAAATCACCAGATGCAATCGACACTGGCCCGACCATCGAGGCCGCATTCCAAGTTGTGCCGTTCCAGCGCAGCATCATGATCGCATATGAATACCGGGCGTTCGCATGAGATTGGCTGTCGGCGGTAACCTCAACGAGGATTGAGCCGAGCGTCTGAGAATACGATCGCTCGACGCGCCAGATGTTCGTTGTCCCGTTGCCCGCTGTCTTGCCGAATAAACCCCTCCTGATTTCGGCCGCGCCCACGTCACGCAAATCGACGTTATAGCTGCCATCCAATTTCCAGCCGTTTGTAGACCCGGCAAGCTGCGTGTTGACGATGAGCGGGCTGTCGAGATCAGAAAGCCAGCCGATGCCATCAGTCATCACATCGATCTGATTGCCGACAAACTGGCAGTTTCGCGAATACGTGGAATGGTTCGTCGGACCCTGACAGCGGATGCCGTAGGAGCCGAGAACCAAATGGTTGCCCGCGATAATAAGATCCCCGAGCATCGCAGTGCCGTCGCCGCTTTTCCAGCAATAGCCGCTCGTCGCATCAGCACGGAGTTCGCTATCGACCAACATGCAGTGAGGGCCTTGCCCGCTGGCGAAGTTGATGACAGCAGATGGATACCGGGTGTGCTGCGGGATATGTATCCCTTGGAATTTCAGGAAGCCGTAGAGGCCCGGCGTATTATCGAAGCCGCCCGATGTGACCAGTTTCGTCGCCTGCGCATCGAATAGCTTATCGCCGCCGCGCATCGTGATGTTGCGGATCGTGCTGTCACGAAGACCGCCCGCGACGGACGTATTCGCCAGTACCTTAATGACGGAAGTCTGGTCATAACTCGTGGCCGTGAAATCGACCGAAAAATCTCTGAACTCGTGGCGATACTTCTCTGCTGAAGTGGTGTCGATTTGAAATAAGGGCTCGTTGTCTGTGACAACGATTTTGCTGGCCTCGCCTTCCCCATAGATGCGGATATCGCTCTCGTTGAGGGTCGTTGTTATCTCTGCCGCTTCCAGATAGAGCCCTGCACCCGGCGGTATGAAGAGAGGAAGATTGTCCGAGAGAACGGCCTGAATGGCGAGGTCCATCGCCTGACCGTTGCCTGTCGCATCAGCGCCGGAGCCCATGACAGCCCCAAAGGCTGAGTCCCTTGGGTCAATGCGGTCTAGGGTATTTATGTTGATCGTGTTCGCGAGATCGGCAGTGAGTTCGTCCGTGCCGATATTGGTAATCGTGTTCTCGGCAGTATCGATCGACTTGTTTTTGAGCGTCTGAACGCGATCGACATCAACAACCTTATCCGCTGCGAAATCAATCCAGACGTCTTTCGTGCCGGCCGAAAAATCAACCCGGCTTCCTGTGGATGACGCAAGCAACGTCCCGCGCGCAATAACGTTCGACCCACTATAGGTTGCTTCGCAGACTTCCCATTCGTCGGCGGTTTGATGCTGAATGCAGATGACGGTTGTGTCGCTGGCGGACATGACCGCACTCAAGGTGCGTGAGCCCGTCGGTGCCGTTCCCGATACGGTCAAATCACCTGTGCCGGTGCTCGTGCTGGTGTCACGAACCCGATCCTTGATGATCAAGCCCACGAGTTAGGCGTTTCCATCGGAGAGCGTGAACCCGGTCACCGTGAAGCTCTGCCCCACAGCGAAGGACACGTTATCGACGGTCATGTTGCCACCGTCGCCGGTCGCCGTGACAGAGCCCTGAATGTGCTGTGTCGTGCCGTCAGAGGCATAGATGCGGAAGTGCGCCGCCGTGCCTGTGTCATCTGCTGAACTGTCCTGCCACGTGCCGGACTTGGCTTTCGATCCGCTCGCGGCTGCCGCCATCCAATCCGATGGCAGACTGAGCGTCGCCAAAACCGTTCCTGAGTCCGCATCGGTGATGTTCGCCGGTGCTGCACCGGAGCGGATTTTCAGAACAGGCGATGTCCCGATCGCCGTTTCAATGGCGTCGAGACGGGCGTTCCTGACAGCGACGGAGAGCTTGAGCGCCATCAGATGTGCTTGATCAAAAAGCCAATGGCAGCGATCTCAAGACCGCCGCCATTCAGCACGTTGATATTGACGCCGAAGAACTTGAGCGCCCCGACGATGATCACGGCCGAGCCGATAAACGAGAGGATCGGCCGTGCTTCCGAGAACACTTTGTCGAGGGTCATGCGGTTGCTCCCGAAAGAACGGCGAGCGCCCGGTCCGCATGCGAGGCCAGCTCTTTCTTGAAAGCATTGACCCCGCGCTCATCGTGGATGCTGATTTCACTGTGCAGCCGGCCGTTGTTGGTGAATCCGCCAGCCGGACCGTGTTCCAGAGATTTCAGCGCCGCGACTTCACCGGCATTGCGCTTGGCTTGTCGTGCCCAGATGTCTTCGGGCGCTTCGTCCTTCTCACCATGTATCCAGGCATCGAGCACACCCGGACGCCGGTTGAGGCCGGCCGCGAAGTAGAACATCGGCGCCAGAAGCAGGAACGCCAGCGAGCTGATACCCATGATGCCGGTGTTCGTGGCTTCCCGTTCCGTCACGGTGACGTTGTTGACGAAATCGCCGCGCAGGAAGCTCACCGCCTTAAACAGGGTATCGGTGTGGTTCACCGCCGTAGATGAGACGTAGTTGGTCGCCTTGGCCGTGGCGCGGGCTTTGTCGAGGCCGCGCTGTGCCGCCAGCAGCATGGATTCATGCGAGGCAAGCTCTTCGGCCTTCCCGGCCCGTTCCATCGTGTCGGCAAGCTCTTTCTTTAGAGCTAGGCACTTCGGACCGCAGCCGCCGCGCTTGGCTTCCTGCGCAATGGCTTCCTCCAAGGCCGGTTCCTGGGCTTTCAGGCCATCGGCGGAAACCGACGTGATCCAGGGGTTTGCGGCTTTGAGAGAAGCAATCCGATCGGAAAACTGCTTGATCCGGGCCTGCGCATCGGTGACGGCGGCGCGGGTGTCCTCGTATTTGACGTTCGAGACGTCGGACTGCTGCATGTCGCCAACACGGATCGAAGCCGAGTAGCCAACGTGCGTCAGCAGCGCGACAAAGCCCAAGGGGACGCAGGCCAGGCCGATCCAGCCGGCCGTGGTCTTTCTCCCCTTACGGAATTCCATCGCCGCCACATCGGGGAGAATGCAGAAGGCCAATGCTACAAGGCCGAAACCGAGGGCATGCAGATAGCTCAGCGTGGTGCCAAACTCATAGGAAATCCCGGCGTCAACGCTGATGGCGAAGAGCGAGAGAATCCAGAGCATCTGGCCGAACGGGGTGTACTGCTTCCACTGGGTTGAGAGGAAGGAACCGACGCCGACAATGACGGCGGCGAGGCCGCGCGGGATGGCTTTGAAAAGCTGCCAGAGGGATGCGTGTTGCATGGGGTGTTCTCCCTTGGGGGAAGGGTGTGCATTTGCGGGCATGAAAAAGGGGCCCTGCCGCGTGCGTCATGCGGGCGAAGCATGTTCCGGCGCGAGAAATGGGGGTTCGTCGCTGATCCGGTATCAGGAAGATTCGCAGCGGCAGGGGTTCGGATATGGGGGGGGTGTAATTTTGCTCGCATTTCCGGATTCGGCGGCCCGGATTGCGGGTACCACCGTTGGAAATGCGAGCCTGGCCTTGCAATACTGGGCTTTATTAAGCTCGCGGTCGGCCGACAAAAGACAGCAAAGGCCGATACGCCACGATAGATTCTACATTAGCAAAAGAGTGATTTGTCTTGTCAGTCAAGGGCATTCAGAGCGGGCCGCGACGCACGCCATACATCCGTGACATTGCATCAACAGGTCGGTTTCTTAGCTTGGCGCAGAGTTCCTTCTTCTTGATCGAAGGCGGCTTGTACTCTCCAACTTCCGGGCGCGCGAACTCTTTGAAATGCTTTTCGGCTGCCGCCTTATAGGCCTCTGCGGCATCGTTGAGGGTTCCGAACGTGCCGAGGTATCTGGTCTTCCCGGCTTTCGTAATTTTAGCTCTAAATCGGCTGCCGCATCGGGTCACTCCTTTGGCGCCAGACGTGTTATTCGATGCAATCTTTCTGTTCTGCTGGTTCTCGGAGCCAGTAGCAAGGCGGAGGTTGTCTAGTCGATTATTGGAGGGCTCACCGTCGACGTGATCAATCTGGGCTGGCGGCCATTCCCCATATGTGTAGAGCCACGCAAGGCGATGCGCCGGGTATCTCTTTCCGTAAATGGAAATGTACGTGTATTTGCCCGTTGTCGGTGAACAGACCACCGTCCCCCGCCTCTTTCCGGGGTAGTTCCCCGTCCATAGGAAAAGCCCGCATACCGGGATGTACTTGATCACGCTCTTGAGTTGCTGCTGAGTCAGTTCCCCAACGAGCTTCATCTGCGCTTCCTCCCTTTCTCGATCCAATCCCGGTAGACCTCTGAGATTGACACTCCGCGCTTGCTAGCTTCCGCCTTCGCGGCCTCGTGCTGCTCGGGCAGAACCAAAATCTGAATCCGCTCAATAGCTTCGAACTTCTTGGGGCGGCCCGGTGTCTTTGGCTCTGTGTCCTTCATGTCACGTTAATTACATATGTAGGAAAATAATGTCAAGTCCCTTGCGCCCGTAATTACATGTGTATATATTGGAGATGTTACGAAGCGGCCCGACGCAGTGTGCAACCACTGAGCCGGGCCTGATCTGAAACCTTCTCTGAAAAGGAAACAGACTATGAATTATCTACACCTGATCCCGTTACTCGTCACCGCGGCGCCAGCGATTGTTGTTGGTATCGCCTGCCTGCTCTCGGGCGTCGAAACCTCGATCCGGGAGTCCATCGGTCAATGAAGCTCTCTTTTCATGGCCGATTGTTGGCCGGTGTCGCTGGCTGCGCCTTCGCCGCCGGTGGCCTCACCATCCTTCTCGGGTCCGATCTCACCTCACCCCGAGACTGGCAAGCCTCGCAATGGCTGACCATCCTCACCGTGTTCGGCACGATCGCCGCTGGACACCTGATGGCGGACGCCCTGCGCGCCCGGCATGTCTTCGCAACCGTCGGCTTCCTCGTCCTGTTTCTCTCGGGGACTGGTCTGGTTGTGTATTCATCCGTCGGACGCCAGGTCGAAACGGCGGGCGTCACGACCCTTTCCGTTGAAGACGCGAATGCCCGTCTCGCTGATCTCAAAGCCGAACGTCAGAAAGCCGTGGCGCGCCGGGACTGGGCCGATCAGCAGGTTGCGTTTGAAATCGCCGGACGCCCCGACAAGCGCGGCCGGCCGACGGTGAAGCCCGGATGCGGGAACAACTGCCAAGACTGGAAGCAGAACAGCAGCGACGTTTCCGCCAAGATCGAAAGCATTGACCGGGAGATTGCCAAGATCGGCCCGGCCAAGCCCGTCAACGCTCAAGCCGAAGCGATGGCGGACATTGGTGTCCTGTTCCATATCCCGGCAACCAAGGAGCAGATTGTTGCAGCGTTGCTGATCCTCATCCCGTTCGGCAAGTGCCTGTTCTTCGAAGTCGGGTCGATTGTCTCCCTCGGCTTCGCATTCCGGCAGGGCAAGCGTCCGGTCGTCATTTCAGTTGCAAACGATTGCCCGTCAGTTGCCGACACCCGGCAAACGTCTTTCTTTGCTGAGTTGCCGGATGATGAACCGCCGAAAGGAACGAAGCCGCGTCAGTTGCCAAAGGACGTGATCGAGTTCGCCAGCCATCCAGTCATCAAAGCTCTGACGGATGCCGGCGGTTCGGTCCGGTCACACCGGGAACTTGCTCAGTTGCTCGGCATTGATGAAGGCGCGGCAACCCGGAGACGGCATGAAGTCGAGGATCAGTTACAAGTCACCCGCGTCGGCAAGCAATTGCGGATCGCTCTGAGAGCGTGAGGCAAATCACCAGATCACCGAGGGCGGCTCTTAATCGGGGCCGCCTTTTTTTCAGAAGAACTTCATTCCAAATATTGCTTCTCCGAGACTTGCTGGCCGCACACTGCCCCAAGCCTCTTTGCCGCTCTCAACCTGATGGAAGGCTTCTGCCCAAACCCATGTTGGAGGAGTATCCTCGGCTTTCCACCCGTGCGATCGGACGAGATCAATTGCGCGCCGAACCTTCTCCGGGCCTAGGCGATCTTCCCATTGTTTCATCGTCTCGGGCGTCATGCCGCCTCCAAATCTGCCACTGGAATCTCTGTCAGTGTCGCATGTCCGAATAGGCTGACAAAGATCTTTGCTTTCCTGCCCTGAATGCCTTTGATCTCGACCACCTGTCCAGCGAACGGCCCCACCGCAATCTCTGCCATTTCACCGACGCGCAACGCCCTATGCGGATTTACTGATCTCCGGTGTGGCACCAATCCACCGGACATGGCCCGGAGCTTTTCCATCTGGGATTCCGAGATTGCCGCCGGCCGACGGTTGCCGAATTCATCTGGAAAGCCCACGACGCCGGTGATGTGGGGCTCCGCCATCAGTTCGAGCCATGAGAAAGCGCCGCCGACGAAGATGTATCCACAAAACATTGGGTAGAGCACCGGAATCGAAACGCGACGACCTTTCTTGATGGTCTTTCGGAATTTCGTCTCCGTCGGGCAAAAGACGCTCGCATAGCCTTTCTTTTCGAGAAGGCCGGACTTCCACTCTCCAAATTCATCATGGCGTCCGGCGAGCAGGAATTCGCGTTGTGGTGCGGTGCGGATGGCGTACCAGGTCAAGATGCCTGCTCCATGCTTTCTGACGGTCCGCCGAAATACTTTTCCCAAAGCTCCTTGTCGTAGTCGGCCCCAAATGGAATGCCAGCGATCTTGAATTGAATCCCGAGCTTCGCTGCGTGTTCAGCGAGTTCGATCACCTTCTCATGGTCGTAGGGTTGAAGTTTCAGGTTGTTTGGGTGGTAGCTCATGGTGTCCTCTTTATCGGCTTCGTTTTCTTCGACTTCCGCTGCTTGATCTTCGCAGACGTGTTCAGGCCGTACCCGGAGATCTTCTCAATCTTGCCGTTCTTTAGGCGGTAGCCCGTGAGTTTTTTGCTGCTCATGGTTTTCGCCAGCCAATCGTCATCGGGTGCCACGCGCCTTTTCCTCGATCGCATCCAAAGCAAAGGTCAGAATTCTCCGGCATTCCTCGACGCTGAGAGGGCGAAGGATGCGCAGAACCTCCTCCAGCGCGACGATCTCTTTCGGCCGCGAGGCGAGATCGATAAGCATGACTTCGGAGCCGTCAAACGTGCGCTGGACGCCATCATCTCCGTCGATTGTGATTTTCATTCCTTGCTCCGTTTCCCGCCTTTGATCGCGTCAGCAATGATCAGCCACACGACATAACCTCCACAGAGAAAGGCTGAGCCTAAAGCAGAGAAAATGATCAGGTGCTTGATCACGCTGCTTCCCTCGCTCTCCATGCGATCCACAGATCTCGGGCCACATAAAAGAAGAGCGCGACAACTGAATAGTGCGCCAATTCAAGGAAGAATTCTTGATGCCACGCGAATGGCGTGTAGATCACAGCCGCCATTCCCTGCCCAAATAAAAATCTTGTTTCAGGGCTCACGCTGCTTCCCCTCTCCGGTGCAGATCAACACCTGCTTTCCAAGCGTCCATTGCTTCCTGTTCTGCGAGTTTGAGAAACATCAGCAGGCTCGAAATCGTTGTGCCCGTCCAATCGACATAGATTGAACCGTCCGGCTTCACGCCGATCACCACCGCATCACAGAGCTGAGTACCGGCGGCGGTTGCGAGAACGCGGGTGGTGGCTTGGCTCATGGCTCGTCCCTCAGAAACGACACGGCAGCCAAAGTCACCGGCACCTTGCGATTGACGATGCTTGCGTTCAAAGCTCCGCGCATTTGCCCACGGCTGCGGCCGGCAGACTGCTTCTCAAAATTTATCTGGAAACCCGCCCGTCTCGCCGCATCGAGAAGGTTGCAGGCTTGAGCCTCGGTGATGCCGAAGTGAACGGAAATGGAAACTGTGTCTAAGCCTTCGCGAAAGAGCGAGAGGACTTGATGGGGATGGATCATCGCTGCGGCAACTCCCAAAGCTTCTGATTTCTCGTATTGACCGCCCAACGGCGTTTGCAGCACGAGCAAGAGACGATCTCGAAATACTGGATCGGAGGATGCTCAATGAATTTGTGGAAGCCCCAGAAGCAGAGGAACGAGCGGAAGCGGGTCATGCTGCTTCGTCCTCCGCGCTGCGGCGGTTGTTATCGAGTAGCTTGGCGAGCCACCCCGACATGTCGCCACCGGGCCTGTTTTCCTTCTGCCACTCCGCTGCTTTGGCGAAGCGCGCCGCCTGTTGCTTGGCGGCTGCCACCCATTCTTTCGGCGGCATCAGCTCGTCGATGTCGTTATGCTGCAGGCCCAGCATGATCCGGCGCTTCACCGCCAAAACCAAATGGCTGCGAAGCTCCTTGCCCCAGCCTTCTGCAACCGCTTCCCGAACCCATGGATGGCGCAGAAAGTGCGGAGCGAATTCGCCCGCGGCCGGTTCCATCTTTCCCGTCGTGCCGTGGCGCCTCATGCCGTTGACGAAGCAGCGCGCGTTCCAATCCGCCCGTTCGGGCGTCATCTGCTCAGTGGACGTGTTCATCGAGCAACCCTTGTGACTTCGCCCAGGCGATATTTTCCTGGTAGATTTCTTCCTCGGACTTGATGCGCGGTCGCGGTTTCAGCAGCGCCGCCATTTGTGAAGCAGCGGGCTTGGAACTGGCACTGTAGGCGCCGTCATGGACCTTGGCGAACGATGAGGCTTGCAGCAGAAAATCGAGGCTGGCGCGCCATTTGCCGTCGCCACCTTCGCCCTTGAGGAACGGCGATCGTTCGATATTTTCGAGGGACCGATGCCAGCCATCCAGCCCGAACTCTTTCAGCCGAGCGACGATCTTGCGCTCCCGGTCCGGCGTCATCCGTGACGCTTGCGGCAGACCGCAGCGCAGCGCCGTTTCGTTGTAGGCGTGGAAGGCTTCCAAGGCTTGCGTTCGGCCGAATTCCGGCTTCGCTTTCGGCTTTGGGGGATGGAGGGGGTTTTTATTTTTAATAACTACTTCCGAAGGAAGTTCTTTAGTCGGGCGTGTAGTTATATCCGTGGGCGCGGGAGTCTCGACTACGCAGATTTGCGGGGTCTCAGTACGCAGATTTGCGGGATTTTCTACGCAGATTTGCGTGTTTCCGCAGTTCTGCGTACCGCACATTTGCGTACCCGCAGATTTGCGTAGCGGCCGAGATTTACGCAATTCTGCGTAATGGCGTTCGACGGTGCGAACTTTTTTATTCACAGCTTTCGCGATTTCATCGGCGCCGCGGCAACCGAGCAATTCAGCAATTGCGGCAACCTTTGCCCCGTCACTCAAATCACTGGAAAGAACTGCCTTCAATTCGCCATTCAGATCGCCGATATTGTTCTCGGTGACGTTTGGTGTTGCGTCTGTCGATGTCATTGTTTTGTACCCCCAAAACCTAGTGTCTGAGCTCGGTCTGTCAGAAGCGGACCGAGCTCTTTTCATTTGCGTGCTCGCTCCCTAGGAAAAGCCCGGAGCCCAATCGGAAAAGGCTCCGGGAAGTTTGGGGAGGAACAAAACGCCCAAGGAGGCGGCAACACGCGGCACATCGCGGCGCACGGGGCAGGAGTCGGCAGATACGCGCCTCTGTGCCGGTGTGAAGGACACAGTTCCCGTGCGCCCGGAAATGACGCGGGCGGCGACACAGAACGCGACTGAAGGACTTGAAAACGCGGTTACGCGACGGCTCGGGCTTCTGCCCGACGTTTAGGGTTCGGCTTTTTGTCTTTGACCTCCTCGATCCCGAACAGCGCTCGCTTGTCGATCCGCAGGCCGCGGCGCTGGCATTCGAGGTAGACTTCGAGGTGGTATCCACGGGGCAATTCATCGTCCCGCAGCATGTTGCTGACGTAGCTCGGCACGACATTGAGGAACTCAGCGAACTTCCCGGTTCCCCCAAAAGCGTCGACGAGATCACGTACTGATGAGATCGGATGCACGTTCATGATTGAATAATTTTCATGCTTCATGAATTTTGTCAATCGGGGTCGCCTCTCGCTATGCACAGCTTTGCAAAAGACCCGAACATCGCTAAGCGAAAGGGTGGAATGTCCGAGGGGAAGTGCGATGGCGAAGGCGGCGAAGAAGAAGCCCGGCGTCGGGAAGAAGATCGTCGACGAGGCGCCAATTGACCTATTCACGGCTCGCAGCAAAGAAGGCGTCGCCTATCGCATGCGCCTCACGCGCAACGTTTTAGGCGGAAACCAACGGGATTTTGCTGCTAAAGCCGGGGTCGGACCATCGACCTACAATCAATATGAGACCGCCACGACATATCCGTCTCTCGAGGAGGCGCACCGCCTCTGCGACACGTATAAGCTAACCCTCGACTGGATATTCCGCGGGAACGCATCGACACTCCGCCGCGACGTTGAGAACGCCCTAGAGGCGCTCCACCAAGCCAAAAGAAGTATAGACTAAGCCAAAAGTCATATGCTCATCGGCTGTGAATTTTGTCCAGCAAGTTTCCCGGCTCATCTGACAAAGTGATTTCGCGCCTGCGTGCGCTTGATTTTCCGCTCCGCAAAACCTCTCCGTACACGCCGCGAATTATTTTCACGGCCCGTGACAATTTTACCTGTGCATAAAAATTCATGCTCCGTGAACTTTTTTCTTGACGTATTCATGCGCCGTGAATTAGTTTCATTTCATCACCGGGGCACCTACTCCCAAAGCGTCGCTTCCTCGACAAACGCTCCCAGTGATCGACCGCTGCCGGTGGTGGCCCAATGGTGGGCTTCATCGTCTTCGCAAACATCCCACCGGCAGCGGTCGCTTCTTTTGAATTCACGCTTTCGCGCAGCAGCAGTTCCTAGGGGGCACTGAAACTGCAGCGGGGGTAGCGGACACGGTGATCGATGTATGTGGTCACCGTGTCCCTTCAAAATCACAAGGGGACAGACCGGCTATGACCGATCCTGCAGTCACAGAATTCGAATGGCTCGAAGACGCCAACGGCAACCGCGCTTCTATTGACTACTTCGGATCGAAAGAAGCCGCACAGGCGGCGCTCGATAGCCTGGAGAACTGCAGGAACACGACCAACTGCTCGCGCTGCTCGCGCTGCTCGGACTGCTCGGACTGCTCGCGCTGCTCGGACTGCTCGGACTGCTCGGGCTGCTCGCGCTGCTCGCGCTGCTCGCGCTGCTCGCGCTG